GTACAACGATAAGATCGCTGCAGAGTGGTGGGCACCAGCAGGTTTAAATAGAGGTGGTTTGGCTACGGCTTTACAACCTGAAAGAAGATTATCTCTTACTGACAGAAACAACTTGTACGCTGCGAAAGTTAACCCAATCGCTACCTTTACAGGAGTTGGTACGGTTATCTACGGTCAAAAGACATTGCAAGCGAAAGCAACTGCATTGGACAGAGTAAACGTAAGAAGATTATTGATCTCATTGAAAAGATACATCAGACAAATTGGTCAAACTTTGGTATTCGAACCTAATACTCAAGTTACTTGGAACAAATTTGTGAATCAAGTTAACCCGTACTTAGAATCAGTACAACAAAAGCAAGGATTGTACGCTTTCCAAGTAATTATGGACAGCACTAACAACACTCCTGACCAAATCGATAGAAACATTTTAGTGGGTAGCATTTACTTACAACCTACAAGAGTGGCTGAATTTATCCAATTAGACTTCAACATTTTACCAACTGGCGCAACATTTGCCCAATAATAAACTATAACAAACAACTATAATGAAAAATAGTACATTAATTAGAATCAAAGTTCCTAAAGCTTTATACGAATCAGCTCTTAGAAAAGCATTATTAGAAGTTGCTGGAAAAGAACCTAAAGCTGGTCACAAAGGCAGTAAATTTGCTAAAGAGGACGACTACAGCAAAAAAGCTAAGACTCCAAAACCAACTGCAAAGCATACGGACAAAGAGCCTAAAAAAGGCGGTGGAGCTCACAAAGGAAAAGCTTTCGTTAAGGACGACGCGTATACTAACAAAGTAAGCGCTAAGAAATCTTTGGGTGAAACTAAGAAGAAGATGAAAGAAGCTACTCAAATTGAAAAATTCCGTACTTTGACTCCAAATAGAGAAATCGTTAAGGACGCAAGTAGAATGCAAGAGAAGAAAGAAAAATTAAAAGAAGTAGACGAAAATACATTGGGCGCAATCCTTGGATTATTACCAGTAGTTGGTCTTTCTGCGGCTTATATTAAAGACGTTATTAAGAAAATGAAAGCTCAAGGTTTAAAAGGCGTTAAAGGATTTAAACAAGCTGCCGGTGAAGTAGGCACATCTGCTAAACAGCACATGGATAAGACAATTGGCGGTAATGCTCCAGGTCAAGGACACGGCGTTCAAACAGGTAAATTCGAAGAGCGCAAGCACAAAATCAAAGAAACAAAAAAGCACGACGATACAGCTGAAGATACAAAGTTAATCAAGAAGTTAGTAGCTCCATCTGCGTTAAAAGCTGCAGGAAGCAAACACCCAGACGAAAAGGCTGACGTTACTTTAATGCACAAAAAGCTTAAACCATCTGCTTTCAAAGGTTCTAAATAATTAGATCACAGATATTTATACAAAATAAGAACAAATGCCAATTTTAGATCCATCAGAAATAATGTTTACAAGCTTCGAACCAATGGTTCAGAATCGCTTCGTATTCTATATAGACGGTATCCCTTCATATTTGATCAAAAAAGCTGATGCTCCAGGCGTTACTTTAGGAGAGATCAAAATAGAACACATCAACGTTTACCGTAAGTTAAAAGGTAAAGCAGAGTGGAAGGACATCGCTTTAGAATTATATAGCCCAATATCTCCATCAGGCCAACAAGCCGTAATGGAATGGGTAAGATTACACCACGAATCTGTAACAGGCCGCGATGGTTATTCTGACTTCTATAAGAAGGACTGTAGCTTAGCAATTTTGGGTCCAGTTGGAGACGTAGTTTCCGAGTGGGTTATCAAAGGCGCTTTCATCAAAGAATCAGGATTTGGTTCTTACGATTGGGCAACTGCAGACCCTACAATGTTAAGTATTTCATTGGGAATGGATTACGCAGAACTAAATTATTAAAATTATTAAGCTTAATTTTTAATTTCATAAAACCTCCTATATTTATTATAAAGGAGGTTTTTTTATGCTCGCAACTTATTTCAAAATAATTAGACAGGCTATCAAAGAAGATAGAACAAAAGATGGTGAAACTTACTACGAAGCCCATCACATAATACCCAAATCTTTCGGCAAAAAGAGTTCAATAGTATTACTTACTGCAGATGAACACTATAGGGTCCACAAAATATTGGTGGAGTGCTTCAAAGATCATTCTTTATATTCCTATAAAGTTTACTGGGCTTTTCACAGAATGTCCTACGACGGTTCAAAAACTTTAACAGAACAAGAGTATAAAGAAGCCAGAGAAATTCTTATGCCTATGTGGAAAAAAGAAAAATCAACTGCTCATAAACAAAAAATAGCTAATTATAGAAGAGGACGTAAATGGATGCTGAATCCAATTACTAATGAATGTATACAAATTCATCCAACAGAAGAATTAGAATACTTAAATAATGGGTGGAAAAATACAAATAAAAGTGTAGGAACAAAAAGATCAGATGAAACTAAGCGACTACTTTCTATAAAAGCTACCGAATCAAAATTAGGAAAAATAGGAGAAGAATCCAGGGCAAGTAAAGGAACTGTAATATGCGAAAATATTGAAACCGGAGAAAAAATAGAAGCCGGCTCAGCATTTCAACTATCCAAAAAGCTTGATATAAATTGTAATGTTATACACGAAGAATTAAATAGGCTTAATTATAAACACACTCCAAAACCCAGATCTTCCAGAAGTAAGTACTACAATTTCCTTCAGACACATAAAGTATATTATAAATAGGCCGCAACACCGCGGTCTTTTTTTATGTCCGAAAAAATTGTATTTGTATATTTATATTAAAACAAACAATTTATGGCAGAATCAAAGTTTACGGTACCCACAGAGATGGTGGATTTACCAAGCAAAGGATTACTATATCCTTCTACAAGCGCTTTATCTTCGGGCAGTGTAGAGTTAAAATACATGACGGCCAAAGAGGAGGACATATTGACCAACGTGAACCTGTTACGTCAGGGCATCGCTATTGAGAAGATGCTTAAGTCTATTATCAAATCCCCAATCAGCTACGAGGATTTAACCCTAGGAGACAGAAACGCTCTATTGGTTGCGGCTAGAATTTTGGGTTACGGTAAAGACTACACTTTAAAGATCACAAATCCAAATACCGGGGAAGCAGAAGAGATCGACGTGGATCTTCAGACCTTAAAGTACAAGGAAGTTGATTTCTCTGTGTTCCAAAACGGAGAGGTTACCTACGAATTACCTTTTACCAAAAATGTGGTTACGTTCAAGATCCTTACTGTTGCAGACGATAAGCAAATCGACGAGTACACAAAGGCTATCAAAAAGACCTTGGGTTACGAACCTGGAGCAAGCGAGAGATTGAAGTACCAAATTACATCGGTTAACGGAGACAGAACTCAAAAGTCCATCAGAGACTTTATCGACTCGGGCGCTTTATTGGCAAGGGATTCCAACCCGTTGAGAAAGTACATGAACGCGGTTACTCCTGACATCGAAATGACCACTACTGTAACTTTAAAGGACGGAACTACGTTGGAGATCGACGTACCTATGACGTCGGAATTCTTTTTTCCCGGGCTCGGCGTATAGAGCAGTCTTTATGACCGAAATCTTCGAGTTAGTTTATCACGGAGGTGGAGGTTTCAGTTACTCTGAAGTGTGGAACATGCCGGTTACACATAGACGTTTCAATCTAAAAAAGATCAACGAGTACCTCGAGAAGGTAGAAGAGTACAAAGACAAACAAAAACAAACGTTAACGGATAAGTCCGATCTAACCGCCGTGAAAGTACCAGAACAGGTGAATAAGGCTTCCCAGAAACAACCCACGTACGTATCCAAAGTAAAATCAAAGAAATAGGTTAGATTGATATTTATACCTAAGAAACAAATTAAATGGCCGAAAATACTACACCATCTCCGCAAGGTAGTTCTCCCGATAAAAAACAATCGAGTGAATTACTGCGTAGTTTGGAAAGAGCTCTTAAATCTCAAGGCGACTATAATAATTTAGTAAAAGAGTCAATAAAAGACTTAGAAAAATCTATAAAAGTTTATGATAAAATTGGTGCAAAACTTTCTGCCATCAATACATCGGAAATTAATACTAAAAAGTTACAAAGCGAAATACAAAGAGCTCAGGAAAAGAGGTATTTAAACGACAAAAAAATAGCTGACTTAAATGAGTCTCTTAATGAAAAACAAAAGAAGGAAGCTCAAAAATATTTAGGCACACTAGAGACTAGAACTAATAAAGAAAAAGAATTAATAATTGCTCAAAGAGAGGGGAATGCGTCAATGGCCGCAGCTGCCCAAAAAGCTTTAGCTGGAATAGATAAACAAATAGAATTAAAAGAAAATCTATTAAATACAGAGCAATTAGCGTACGCGCAAGCTGTTAAACAAGAAGAACTTGATACTGCTGGAGTAAAATCTTTAAAAGAACAGCTTACCATAGAAGAACAAATTAGTAAGCAGATAGGTCTTACAGGAGGTTTAGCCACTGTATTGTCTAAAAATTTAGGTATTGGTACCAATGTGATGTCAGCAATGGTCGAAGGATCTAGAAATGCAGATGGATCTTTAAAAAAATTAAGTAAATTTGATACTCTTAAATTAGGACTTTCAGCCATTGGAAAAAGCGTAAAAGAAAATTTAAACGATCCTTTAGTAATAAGCGCCGCGATTGTAAAGGGAATATCTACAGGATTTAAAGCCGCAAATAATGCAGCAAAATCAGTAATGTCGGGAACTACTGGAGCTATGTCTTCTTTGTCAGATTCAGATACCATTCAAAAAATGACTAGTGGAGTTTCTGGACTTATTAAAAACATTCCATTCGTCGGCGGTCTTTTGGGAGGAATGGTCGACTCGGTGTCCGCTTTCTTGGACTTGACCATCAGTGCTTCTAGCAAGGTACAAAAGATGGGCCGAGAGTTAAGTCTTAGCTCTCAACAGGCTTTGGCTTTAAATAACTCCTTTAACAAATTTGCGAATAGTACCAACGACGCGCTTTTAAACAGCCAAAAGTTATTCGAGACCCAAATAGAATTGGGCAACCAACTTGGAGTCTTAAATACTCTGTCCAACGATAGACTACAGACCGATATTCACTTAAAAGAGATCGCAGGCTTAGATCTACAAACCAGAGGATCTTTGGTAGAGTCTTCGGTTATCTTGGGCAAGAATCAAAAGGACATCATGAACTCTGTGTTCGCTCAGGTCAAAGGACTTAAACAAGCCACAGGAATTCAATTGGATCAAAAAGGAGTTCTTAAGGAAGCATCGAATCTTGGAGGTTATTTGGGATTATCCTTTGCCAAATACCCAGCGCAATTGACCAAGAGCTTGATTTCTATCAAAGCGATGGGATTAGAATTAAAACAATTGGACTCAATGGCTAGTTCTTTCTTGGAC